GTGCTGAACCCATAGACGCGTATTTGGCAAGGCGAATAACCTTGCCGCCTACGAGAGCCCTACGGGACCTAGTAGCATCGACGGCCTCTGCTAAGAAAGGCCACCGAGCAAACATGGTCCTTACGAGCTCATTCGAAACCCGATCGGAAGCCTCGCTAAGGTCTAGCGTGGCGGTTCGGTTGTCAATCGAACCTCGACGAGCCATCTCCTGATTAGGAGTCTGGTCGTCGAATCCAATCAGCCTGTCGAGGAGGTTATCTCTCTTCAGGCTACGCTTAAAGCTACGGTCCAGAGCCTGTTGTGCATATTGCATACAGGTTGGTTCCATAGCAATCACGCGTGGCGTTTTGAGCGTCTTAGGAACGAGTGCCACCTTAACAGGTAGCTCTCTACCGGGTTCGAGGACGTCCACCTCATCGAGAACGTGCGTATAACGCCAATTCGAGATAAGGTAGCTTCGAGCGGGAAAACCACCCCGCTCTAGCCGTCTAGTCCAGGTCCGCTGATTCCACTTCTCGTTTCCTTGAAGTTGGTCAGCGGTTGACCCTGGGCCATGCCGAGGTACAAGCCGATTGAAGTAAACCTCTCGGTTTACTCTTTCGAATGCTTGACCGAAAAGCAACTCCGACATAGCGCGGAACTCTTCGAGATCACTCTCGCTGAGCGCCGCGTCGGAGCGACGGACGTCCTGCTCACACTCGATGTAGTCACGCAAGGCTTGAACATTCCGCGCATCACTGCACGGAAGCTCAATCTTGCCCATAAACAGCGTTAGCTGTCGCAGGGCGCGAATAGCGTCCTCACATGGTACATCGAGCAACATGCCACTTTCCGAGTCGAACACACGGCCGAGGAAACCTCCTAGAAACAGGGGGAGCCCTCCACGTTTATCCTTGCGGAATGACGTGATGGAGCCGACCTGACCTTGGTCTAGCCATTTTTCGATGGCTTTTCCGTAGTCAGGTAGGGTGATCGTTAGAAACGATAACCCCTCATGTTCCACTCGCCTCACGACGGTCTTAATGTCGTGAGTGGCGCTAGTGCAGCATCGGGTCGCGGATTCCTCCGCGACCCAGGACCAGAGTGACGTCAGGCTTTTCACCTGTCCCCGAATTTTATCCAGGGGTAACCTCCTCGATATCTGAAGGTTCA